TTTAAGGATCTTCTTTGCTTTCTTATCGCCAACGCCTATGATTCCTTTTATGTTGTCTGCCTGATCACCAACAAGCATCTGATAATAGAAAAAATACCTAGCTTCGAAATCGTTAACATAATACCTTTTTTCTGGTTGTCTTTCACCACATTTCCACCTGTAGTGCCAGCCAGGTATGGTATCCATGTCTTTGTCTCTAGAACATATGATAGTATTTCCTATATCTTTAAGACACTCATCACCTATAAGGTCGTCTGCTTCACAGCCTACAGCCACCTCGATGTGGTAGTTCTCTAGTATGTGATCTCTTATGCTATTCCAGTGGTAAGGCTTCTCTGAAGATCTATGCCCCTTGTAAGGGGCTACTGTAGCTTCTCCTATCCTGAAATTAGTTCTGCTCTCTGTTAAGAAACCCACATAACTAGATGAACCACTCCTGTTTATAATCTCCTCTATCTTCTTGTCTGTAGACTCTAGTACTTTACGTATGGAAACAGTCTCATCTAAGACTGCCCCCAACTCATAAGGAAGAATATCACAATCAATCAGAGCTTTCATTTTTTGGACTCAAGATATACCAGATAACTAGTAGCTCCTATGAAGAATAAGCATGAAACCCAGGCTGGGGCCAGTACCCATACCCAAGACCAATCAATAACCTCAGTTAATTTAAGAACTGTAAATACTATAGTCAATACACTAGGTAACCCTATACTCATCGGTAATCTCCACTTCCTTTAATCGTACCTCTGTTCTTACGAGAGATAAGTTTATCTATGTTATGTTTAGCTACGGTATCTAAATTGAGGCCAACCTGTCTGCAACATTCACTGAGTTGCCATAACACATCACCTAACTCTTTACACATAGCTTCCTGGTCAAAAACCTCTGTGTCACCACGAAAGACTTTTGCTAACTTACCCATCACTTCACCACTCTCCTCAGCTAGACCAAGGAAAGGGTAGATAGCCGGTGGAGCATACTCATAACCATCAGGGATATCACTACCTGGGTAGATAGCGAATTGGTTAGCTTGTTCTTGATATTCATTCAGTGTCATTTCTCTCAACTGTCTCATCCTCTTTGTATTCTATTATTTCACCCACTTTATTTATAGCTATCTGGAAAGCATCTCCCTCTAGCACGTAGGAGACTTGGTACTGCGCTTGAGGGCAATTAATCTGGATGAAGTTTTGTAACCCCATCTTGCTCATCCTCTTCGTCACTATCCCATTCAAACTCTACCTCCTCAATGGGTTCTTCTGTGATACGTACTGATTTAGCAAAACCTAGGTTAAGCCAGGTGTAGTTCTTTCCTTCTTGTAGGGTGAGAGAACCATCCTCACCCCAGCTAGCAGTTACATCTTCCTGATAGTCGATACTCCCGTCTGCATATTCAATAAAAGCAAAACTCATAACGTCTTCTCAAAGTCGATTAACATATCAATACAATGCTTGGCTTTCTCTAGATCCTCGATACCATTCTTGTGCCTGAAACGAGAGATGTATTTAATAGCTGTATGTTGGCAAGCATCTAGCCCATTGGCCATACTGTACTCCATGGGCTGTATCTTCATATCTTTATAGTGATCACCACCTACTTGCAGATTTAATGGATTATCTACAAGAGGTGATTCCCACTCCATGGTATTAGACAAAAGGATTCTCCTCACTTTCTGCTACAGGAGCTGGTTTAGGTGCTGATTTAGGTGCTGATTCGAAACTACCAGCAGCAGCTTCTTTCTTCAGAACCTCTGCTAGCTCGTAGATTTTGATAGCAAGACTACGGATGTACTGTTCATCGTAACCTCTGCCTTCATTGATAGCGAAGCTACAGGCATTGTTGACTGACATACCTATACCTTGACCGATTGAGTTGTCTACGTAAGGCTTCTTAGCACCACCAAACTTGTTACCACTGTACTGAGGTTTACTAACTTTAAGCTCACCTACTACTGTACCTTGGTCATTGACTTGGAACTCAATGTCTGATTTATACATGCTACGATCAAAGATAGGTGACTTAGAATTGTACCACTTGTCTCCTACTTTGATACCTGTGCCTGCTTTAGATACTGCTTCTACTTTACCGTTAACTGTTGTCATTTGATTGGTTCTCCATTTGATTTAACATTTCAAGTGCTTCGTATAATTCTTCAGGGTCATACTCTTCTACTATGTCTTCGACTACCTCTCGGTCTTTTAGTTCAATCATTTGTTTAATTTTCTCATCATAATCTATTGTGTTCATTAGTGTGTATCCGCCCATGTCTTACCTACCATGTACTCTGCATCTAATTCTACGTTTAGTCCGAGATGATTACCGGCTTCCCGTATTGATAATACTCCCAGCTCCCCAGGTCTAGAGTATGCTCTGTAGTAGTTGTCTCCTGAGTGTATGATTCCACTCCAGATCCTGTCTGGGTCTGTAAAGGCTTTGGCCTCATCCTCAGATCCAAACTTTTTGAATTGAACCTGTGATTTGTGTACTTCAGCCTGGGCTTCGTCATGATAATGTATGACCTGACTGGCTTTAAGACCTTCATTCTTAACCCACTCATCCCACAACACCATTGCTTGCTTCATACATATAATACCTCCTGATTGGAATAATGTATTAATTAAACTATGTTCAGATCTAGTCATTACCTTACGTCCATCCAAACCCTTAATGTACTTCCTGTCGTGATCATTCCAGTAGCGTGTCAAGTTATCTCTCAATGTTTTAAGAGAACTACAACTTTTCCAAAACTCATCATAGATACGTTGACCTTCGGTTTTAGGTACCCCTAGCGTAACCCCTAGCTTAGGAGCTTGAGCACCATATGTTACCGCATACTTAACTGTCTTAGCTGTGTCACGATCACAACCAAAAGCTTCAGCATTCTTGCTATGTATGTCTCCGTCTAGTAGCTCACTTGCGTACTCTCCTCCATCATACTTATATGTATAGTGTCCTTCAATCCTACTTTCAAGGGCTGATGCATCCCACCCTACCATATAACAGTCTTTATCTACAGTAAATAAACTGCGCATTTCCCTACCAAATAGACTAGAAACCCTAGGAACATTAGCGACGACGCGATGAGCGAACCGACCTGTATTAGTGCCAATAGTATCCGCAGAGGCTGATAGCCTTTGGTCAGTATCAAGTCTTCTATTCGCAAGCCAACCAGTACCATTATTAGACAGGATAACATTCCTACGATTCCGGTAGCTAAGCCAAGTTGTGACATCTCTAATAAATTCAACTTTCTCTCCTAGTTTCTCTAAGTTAGGGCAAAGGTTCTTTGAAGCATCTTGGAACTTAGGACTGGTTTGTTCTTTCTTACCAGTCACTTTGTTCTTACGATAATTATAAATGGTTGGTTCCCATCCTTCATCTAACAACCACGCTTTAAGACTGTCCTGGTTAGCCAGTGTCATAGGCTCATGGGTCACCAGGGGTCTAGTAGCTTCGCAGACATGTACTGTCTTGTCATCGTACCTGACATACCAGGCATCCTCTCCATCTGTATATAACCTATCCCCGAAGTACTTCTCAGCAAGTGTAGAGGGGTTACCATCCTTTTTAAACATCTTCTTGGGTGGGTATCGTAGCTTACTCTCTGGTATTCTTCTTGGAGGAAGCAAGGGTTCCACCTTGTTCTCTATCTCAGTCATGAGATCATTGAGCTGAGCATGGTACTTAGTAGCAAGATCAGAATCAAACTTAACACCGTGCTCTTCTTGTATCTGTATAATCTGGGCGACTTTGAGTTCGAGGGCGTATGCCTTCGACCAATCCCACTTACCTGCTTCCCTTTTAAGTGCGTTGTATATTTGTTCATTTACTCTTACATCCTGAATACAATACTCTAACATCTCTTGAGTGAAGGCAGACCAGTCGTGGAAGTCTCCCGTATAGTTACCTAGTTGTTGTCCCCAGTACTCTAAGCTATGAGCTGGTCTATCTGGGTTCAGCAGTTTACTAAGTAAAAGAGTATCGACAATCTTTTTACTACTCAGGTCGATACCTAAGATCTTCTTTATTGCAGGTATATCAAAAGATACCACATTGTGACCAATGACACACTGTACGCTATCAATATACTTAGCAAAACCATCAAGGCTATCAGGAGTAAACTGTACTTCCTCTTTTGATACGATGTCTTTACACGCGATACAATGGATTTTAGTGATTTCATCTAGTAGTCCGTCCGATTCTATATCAAATACTATTGTCTTCATAATATTCACATCTCCATTTACCATCGTTGTACCAGATCTCAATGGGTTGAGTGAATAGTTTACCCGTCTCTGGCAGAGTATAACGTTTACACCTTTCTCTCATAGGGCAAGGGGTTAAGCAACCAGGCTCGTATTCCGCTCGTCCCATACACTTTGTCATATCGTTCATTCATCAGTACCTTTCTGTTTAAGCTCTACTATACTAGCTACTGTTATCAGTAACAAGGTAAAGACTAACATAACACTACCTACTACTTCAATTGCATTCATTTAGTTAACCTCCATTCCTCAGGCTCCTGTATCTCTGACCAGGCTTTAATGAAATCTTTGTTAAGGCCTATACCTTCCTCAAAGAACATACAGGCATGTTTATCATACTCTGCTATTACAGGTACAGAATATAACTCTCCCTTCTCTAACCATACTAAGCAAAGACAATCTTTCTTTGGTAAAGATACTCTGGACCAACTAATCATCAGTACTCTTCCGTATTGTGGGGAAGCAGTCTCCCCGTGTCTTGATTAAATATAAGGGTATCACATAGACCAAGTGAACCCCACTCTCTGTTCTTGAGTAATCGAACTTGAGATTGATTCTTGTTCTCTGGGTCTTGTTGGTTTCTCTCTAGAGCAATCACATTCCAGCTAAGCTGCTCAAGGCCACCACTGCCACGAAGATCACTAAGGGATATCTCTTTACCTTCGTTAAAGCTTCCACTCTGAGCACGTCTGAGGTGGACGATAGCAACTACACCTACACCTGTTTCGTTAACAAATGCAGCCAGGTTAGTCATAAGCATGTCAATATCTTTACGCTCATTACTACTCTCCTGTCCTGAGATAACCATAGAGATGTGATCTAACATGATAAAGTCTACATCACATGCGTGTACAAAGTACCTACATTTATCTATAAGCTTATGTGACTCAAGGGAACCGAAGTGATCAGTGAAGAATAAACGCTCCGATCCAAGGTACGTCTTGTAAGAGTCTTGCCATTGCTCTTCGGTAATAACATCAGGGTTAATCCTCAAGGAAGGTAAAGGTACATTGTTGTGTATAGCAACGTAACTCAGTGCAGTCTTAGTAACATCTTCCTCTAAGAAGATATGAGCCATCCGTAAATCATGCTGTGTTACTAGATCATATGCAAGCTCTCTGGCAAATGTAGTCTTACCTACTCCAGATCCAGCACACAGTAGCGTTAATTCCTGTTTCCTCAGTCCTTGTAGCTTATCCTGTAGGGCAGGGAAGGGTATCTTAAAACCCTCTGGTAATGGCTTACGTAGATCATCTAGAGAAAGATCACTGCCACAAATAACATCGTCTGGTTTGTAATCTTCAGACCTACGGAAGCAATCCCACCACCCATCAGTCTCACCATTGATCAACATATCTGCTGAGTCTTTACGCGGTAGGGACAAGATACGTACTTTACAGAAAGGAGCTAACCAATGTGCAAAAGCCTTTGCTGATTCTTGACCTGGCTCGTCCATGTCGAAAGCAACTAGTACTTCCTCGAAAGCACTGAAGAACTCAACACATGCCTTGACTTTCTTATCTATCGTACCTTTCTCATTAGCACCGTTAGGGATAGAGACTACGTTATAGTTCTTACCCATTGAATGTAACATCTCGGTGATTGCCAGACAATCATCCTCACCCTCTGTTACGATAACTAACTTACCTTTCTTCTTTACTACGTTTAAGCCGAACAGCGTAGCATCTTTAACATCACCAGCCCAAGTGTATCTTTCTTTCTTAGGGCGGTTAGGGTACTTGATCTTATACGCTACTACCTCACCATTCTTAGTGTAAGGGTAATACACCTCCTCTGGTTGACCTGTTTCCTGATTCATACCTACTCGTACACCATACTTCTCACAAACCCCTCTCGTGATTGGCTTGTGGCGTAAGGCTCGAATCGGTAGAGATCTTATCTCTTCTAGACTCATGTGGCTCATTGCCTCCTTGTTCTTAGGAGACGGAACATAGTCCGCCCCCTCTTCATATTTATGTATATAGTGATTGCATCTGAAGCAATGTGCATGCCCATCAGGGTAGACATGTAGATTATCACCCGATTGGTCATGACCTTCAGCTTGGCACTTAGGACATGGCCGTTTCAAAAGTCACCTCCCCTTTACTCACTCGTTTAAACTCATCCTCCACAAACCTATGTCTGAGATGTAGGATATCACCGTCAGGCCATTGTATTTGGTAGTCTACTTCGCTACATCCTACCACCGTAACCCGTACAGTAGACCACCCTTTAGGTCTTAAAACATCATTCACTCTAAATTTCACACACTCCCCCTTTACAGGCCAGCTCCTGAGCACCAGTAGTGTAGTCGTCGTCTTCGTATAAAGGTAGATCTTCCCACTTGATTTCAGGAAATACAAGCTCCCTCACTTCATACTCTTCTTTCGTGATCGGTTCGTAAGGAGCCTGTGGATATACGTGATCGTCGTATGGTAAGAAACTTACCCCACTAATCTTGTCGAAGTTCTTATAAACCCAACCACCAACATCAAGGAACTCCTCTTCTGTA